TGCTGATGAGGTTATGAAAGGCTTGACGGAGTATTCAAACTTAGCAACTGCCGATATGAAAAAGGCTGTCCGAAAAGCCGGAAACGATGTGCGGAAAGAGATACAGGACACTGCACCGAAAAAGACGGGTGCTTATGCGAAAAGCTGGACGGTCAAAAAGACAAAGGAATCTTCCGAAAAACTGGAAGTTACTGTTCACTCGAAAAACCGCTATCAGCTGGCACACCTTTTGGAGTTTGGACACGCCAAGCGTGGCGGCGGCAGAACCAAGGCACAGCCGCACATTGCACCTGCCGAGGAACACGGCATCACTGCACTTGAAAAAGCCATCGAAAAAGCATTGAAAGGGTGAATATATGGATAAAATTATTTCGATTCTGAATGAGATAGGACTGCCCTATGCTTACGATCATTTCAGCGAGGGAGAAAGTCCTAATCCGCCTTTTATCTGCTATCTCCTGCCGGGCAGTGACAACTTTGCGGCAGACGGCAGAGTTTACTACAAGATAGATGATGTACACATCGAACTGTACACCGATTACAAAAATACGGAGCTTGAACTGAAGGTTGAGGAAGTGCTTGACCGCTATAACATCTTCTATGATAAATCAGAAGTGTGGATAGACAGCGAAAAGCTCTATGAGGTGATGTATCAATTTGAAACGGAGGGATTCAACCATGCCGAATAAAAAGAACAAGGTAAAATTCAATCTCTGCAATGTGCATTATGCCATTGTAAAGCTGAACACGGACGGCACAGCAACCTTTGAAACACCTGTGCCCATGCCTGGTGCGGTGTCGCTGTCGCTCGACCCGAACGGTGAGCCGAATAATTTTTTCGCTGACGGGTACGCCTATTACACTATCAGCAATAACATGGGATATGGTGGTGAACTCGAACTCGCTCTTATCCCCGAAAGTTTCCGCAAGGATATTCTGAAAGAAACACTCGACAGCAACGGAGTGCTTATCGAAAACTCCAATGTGGAAACGGCTAACTTTGCACTGCTCTTCGAATTTGACGGAGATGCGAAAAAAATCCGTCATGTGATGTACTATTGTTCCGCAAGCAGACCGACCATTGAATCACAGACCAACGAGGACGAAATCGAGGTCAAGACAGAAAAGCTGTCCATCAAAGCCGCACCGCTTGGAAACGGTCTTGTCAAGGCTAAAACAGGCGATGACACGACCGATGCGGTGTATCTGAACTGGTACAGCGAGGTTTATCTGCCTAATGCGGTGACAGGCGGAGAGCCTAATCCATAAGAGTGGAGGATTATACCATGAGTTTGACACAGACGATAGAAATTGACGGACAGCCGGTGAAATTCCGTGCATCAGCCGCCATTCCGAGAATATACAGACTGCGTTTCCACAGGGATATTTACAAGGACTTGTCGCTGTTGGAGAAATCCGTCAGCAAACAGGACGAGGACAACAGCGGTCTTGACCTTTTCAGCCTTGAAATGTTTGAGAATATTGCTTACATCATGGCAAAACACGCTGACCCCGATATTCCTGACACTCCCGAAGAATGGCTCGACAACTTCAACACCTTTTCGATTTATCAGATCCTGCCGAAGCTGATAGAGCTTTGGGGCTTGAATGTGCAGACCGATGTACAGTCTAAAAAAAACTTAGACCGACTGACAGGGAAATGACAACACCACTGTTTCTGCTCCGCTGTGTACAGTTGGGTATATCAATCCGTGACCTTGACCTGCTCACAATAGGAATGGTCAACGATATGTACAGTGAGAGCAGGAACGATGATTACAAAGGATATTCGGAAATTGCAACGCAGTCCGATATGGATGCATTTTAGTGCAGGAAGGAGTGACACCCGATGGCTAACAGAATAAAAGGAATCACTGTCGAGATAGGCGGAGACACCACTAAATTATCAAAAGCATTGAAAAACGTAGACGGCTCCATTAAGAACACGCAAACACAGCTTCGGGATGTCAATAAGCTCCTGAAATTAGACCCCGGCAATACGGAACTGTTATCGCAAAAACACAAACTGCTGGCACAGGCTGTCGGTGATACCAAACAGCGTCTTGAAACGCTGAAGACGGCAGCTGAACAGGCTAATGACGCATTGGCAAAGGGTGAAATATCGCAGTCACAGTATGATGCCTTACAGCGTGAAATTGTGGAAACAGAGCAGGAATTAAGACGGCTCGAAACTGCCGCCAATCAGTCTGCAACAGCCGTTCAGAAAATAGCTGCCACGGGTGAAAAACTGAAAACGCTCGGCAACAACATCTCCAATGTCGGACAGAAGTTTCTTCCTGCTACTGTCGCAGTGGCAGGTCTGGGAACGGCGGCGGTAAAGACAGCCGCCGACTTTGACTCTGCTATGAGTGAGGTTTCTGCTGTATCGGGTGCGACAGGAGATGACTTTGATGCTCTTCGTGCAAAGGCTCGTGAGATGGGCAGTAAAACCAAATTTTCAGCGACAGAAGCCGCCAATGCTATGAATTACATGGCGATGGCAGGCTGGAAAACAAGCGATATGCTTGACGGTATCGAGGGCATAATGAACCTTGCGGCGGCATCCGGTGAGGATTTGGCAACTACCTCTGATATTGTTACGGACGCATTGACGGCTTTCGGACTCTCCGCCGGAGATTCGGCACACTTTGCGGACATTCTTGCGGCGGCAAGCTCCAATGCCAACACCAATGTGTCCATGATGGGTGAAACATTCAAGTATTGTGCTCCCGTTGCAGGTGCGTTAGGTTTTTCGGCAGAAGATACAGCCGAGGCTATCGGTCTGATGGGCAACTCCGGCATCAAATCCTCACAGGCAGGTACAGCACTTCGTTCTATCATGAACAGGCTTTCAAAGGAAGTCAAACTGACGGGGAATGCTATCGGGACAATGACGATTGAAACCACCAATCAAGACGGTTCAATGCGTTCTTTGAATGATATTCTTGCTGACTGCCGTGTAGCTTTCAGCAAGATGTCCGAATCCGAAAAAGCCGCCAATGCACAGGCACTTGTCGGCAAAAATGCTATGAGCGGATTTCTTGCCCTGATGAATGCCGCACCTGCCGATATTGAAAAGCTGAACTCAGCTATCACTAACTGTGACGGCAAAGCCGGAAATATGGCTGAAACAATGCAGAACAACCTTGCAGGACAGATAACCATTCTGAAATCACAGTTACAGGAATTGGCGATTTCTTTCGGTGATATTCTCATGCCTGCCATTCGTCAGATCGTTTCTTGGATACAGAAGTTGGCGGATAAGCTGAACGGCATGAGCGAAACGACAAAAAAGACTATCGTAACAATCGGTTTGATCGTGGCAGCAATAGGTCCTGCCTTGATTGTCATAGGAAAGGTAATATCATCAATCGGCACGATTATGACGCTTGTTCCGAAAATCAAAGGTGCGATTACAGCGGTGAAAACTGCTTTGTCAGGGTTCAATTTAACGGCTTTGCTTACAAATCCCATCACGCTTGTTATTGCCGCTGTTGCCGCACTGGTGGCGGCGTTTATTCATCTTTGGAAAACAAATGAAGATTTTAGAAAAGCAATAACGAACATCTGGAACGGCATTGTCAAGAAGTTCAAGGACTTCTTTCAGGGTATTACTGACAGACTGAATGCTCTGGGATTCAATTTCAAAGACTTTGGAGAAGTTGTCAAAGCCGTGTGGGACGGTTTTTGTTCTGTTTTAGCTCCTGTTTTCGAGGGTGCGTTTCAGCATATAGCGGACGTGCTGTCACACACACTTGACCTTATTCTGTCCATTCTTGATATTTTTGCAGGTATCTTTACGGGCGATTGGGAAAGAGTCTGGAACGGCGTGAAAGGTATCTTTTCGGCAACCTGGAACTATATCAGGAGTTTCTTCTCCAATATTCTGAATGTTCTGAAAAATATCTTCAATGTATTTTTGGGGTGGTTCGGCACTTCATGGGAAGACCTGTGGAACGGTGCAAAAGACTTCTTTGTGAATATCTGGAACGGCATCAAGAGCTTTTTTAGCAATATCATGAACGGCATAAAAGCCACTGCCGAAACAATATGGAACGCAATTGCAGGCTTTTTTCAGACCATCTGGAATGTCATCAAAACGATATTCACGGTCGCTGTCGGTGCAATAGCCGGTGTGCTTTATGTTGCTTGGAATACGATTAAAACGGTTATTCAGACCGTATGGAATCTGATTTCGGGCTTTTTTACAACGATATGGAATGTTATCAAAAACACCTTTATGACTGTTGTCAATGGTATTAAGAATTTTCTGAGTACCGCTTGGAACACCATCAAAACAGTTATAGAAACTGTCTGGAATGCCATTTCTTCGTTCTTTTCTGCTATCTGGAACGCTATCAAAAACACAGTTGTGACGGTGGTCACTGCCATTCAAAACTTTCTGACTAATGCTTGGAATACTATAAAAACCGTCATCGAAACGGTTGTCAATGCGATATGGACTGTCATTTCTACCGTATTTAACACGATAAAGAATTTCATTACAGGTGTGATGAATGCTGTTCATACTGTCATTTCTACTGTCTGGAATACGATTAAAACCGTGATAACAACCATTGTCGGCGGCATACAGACTTTTATGTCCAATGCATGGAATGGGATAAAAAACACAATAACAACTGTCCTGAATGCGATTCATACGGTTGTTTCCAATGTGTTCAATGCAATCAAGAACGTCATTACAAGCGTGATGGACGGCATCAAAAATGTCATCGGCAACATCTGGAATGGCATAAAAAATACCGTCACTAATGTTGTGGGAGGCATTAAGGACGGCGTGTCAAATCTGTTCGGAGGGATGTATAACGGAGTTAAGGGTTGTATGACAAATGTTTTTAATGTTGTCAAGGACGGTTTCGGCAATGTCAAAGATCATATAATGAACGTGGCATCGCAGGCTTTCAGTTGGGGCAAGGATTTGGTGGAGGGTATCGGAAACGGTATCCGCAGCGGTATCAATTTCATCGGAAATGCTGCGGCAAGTATCGGCGATAAGATCAGGTCGTTCCTGCATTTTTCTGTTCCCGATGAAGGACCTCTGACCGATTACGAAAGCTGGATGCCTGACTTTATGCGCGGTCTGGCTCAGGGCATTGAAAACAGCCGTGGCATGATAAAGTCAGCTATGAAGAATGTTTCTTCCGATATGGTGCTGAATCCCCACGCAAATATAATCGCAGAAACTTCAAGTACAACATCCGCTTTTGATATGTCGGAGCTGGTCAAAGCAATAAAAGGAGCTTTTCCCACGGGCGGCACTTCCGGCGGCGGTGACATTGTTATCCCTGTGTATCTTGGCGGTACTATGCTTGATGAGATCATCATCAATGCACAGCAAAGAGCAAATTTAAGAAGCGGAGGGCGGTAATATGGCATTTACAGAATATCTGAAAATCAATGGTGAATTACTGCCGTTCCCTGATTCCTATGATTTGTCGCTTTCCTCTGTTGAGTCGGATTCCGGCGGTGAAACCGAAGCCGGAACGATTCAGCGTGATGTTGTCCGACAAGGTGTTGTTGATATATCCGTTTCTTTTACGGTAACGTCCGTGTGGCTGAAAAAGCTGACTTTCTGGTCAAAGCAAAACAAGCTGACGGTGCAGTATTTTGATACTGATACTTTATCTCTGAAAGAAACGGAGATGTACATTGACAGATTCAAGGCAAAACTTGAAAAAGATACAAGCTACAAAGGGGTATGGACTGTCAGCTTTTCACTGAAAGAATTTTAGGAGGTGCGGTGATTGTACCCTGTATCAGATAAATTCATACAAGCCATTCAGAGCAACAGCCGCAGCTACTTCTGGACTGGTGAGATAACCACGAAAAAAGGACAGAAATACCAATTTGAGAACAAAGATATTGTAAAAGGCAGCGGCTACATCACTCGTCAATGCTGTGGCAATACAGAGATAGAACTCGGTACGGTCTATGCGGCTGAGATGGGTATCTCACTATTCACGGATATTGACCGCTACAGTTTAGAGGGCGGCACGATAACCCTTTCATTTCATCTCGATGTTGGCGGCGAGTATGAAGAAGTGCCGATGGGAATATTCGAGATAAGCGAAGCTAATCGCAGCATCAAAACTCTTGAAATAAAAGCGTATGATTGTATGCTGAATTTTGAGAAGAACTTCCGCAACAAGCTGTCAAGCGGCACTCCGTATGACTTTTTATCACTTGCCTGTGAAAACTGTCATGTACCCTTTGCACACATAAGAGCCGATATTGAAAAAATGCCGAACGGAAAATATCTATATGGCATTTACGGAGAAAACGATATTGAAAGCTGGCGTGACTTGATTTTCTATGTGGCACAGGTTTTAGGCTGTTACTGTCAGATCAACCGCCAAGGAAAACTTGAGCTGAGGAAATACAGCAATGTGCCTGTTATGCAAATATCGGATAAGCAACGATTTTCAAGCAGTTTTTCAGATTTCATCACACGATATACAGCGGTCAATTCCACCAATCAAAAGACAGCCACAGCAGAGTATTATGCCGCCACTCCCGATGATGGGCTGACAATGAACCTTGGTGTTAATCCTTTGTTGCAGTTTGGCTTGAAAGACACACGAGAAAGAATTATACGCAATATCCTGAATGACATTTCCAAAGTCAGGTATGTTCCGTTTGATTCCGAAACGATCGGCAATCCGGCACTTGACATTGGCGATGTCATTTCTTTTTCGGGCGGTCAGGCTGATGAAACGCAAATAGCAGCCATTACCGGAATGACCGTCAAAATCAACGGGAAGACCTCTTTGAAGTGTGTCGGCAAGAATCCGAGATTATCACAGGCAAAAAGCAAGAACGATAAAAATATCGCTGGCTTGCTTAATGCTGTAGAAGTTGGAAAGATTACTGTCCACTCGTATATGAACTCATCACCGTTTACAGTTGGTGAAAACGATACGGAAGTTGTCAGCATGGAATTTGCATCGCAGGACGATACAGACGCAGAGTTTCACGGCAGTATTTTGGTTGATATTACAGCGGATAGTATTCAAAAATCAGCAACAGCAAAGATTGATAATAAAGATGTGGTAATGTCCTGGAACGAGGACGGCAGGGTAACTTTGAAAGTTACATATGTCATCAACGACAATGTAATGAACACTTATTACCCTATCGAAACTTGGCACAGCGGAAAGCATATCCTCAATTTGTATTATCCGATCTCAAAACTGGAAGCAAATGCCTACAACACTTTTAATGTGCGGTTGTCTGTGACGGGTGGCTCAGCTTTTATTGACAGGATGCAGGCACTTTGCACTATCACAGGTCAGGGACTCAGTGCCGGAAATGCGTGGGACGGCAGACTGTCGTTTGAAGAAAAGTTTACTCTTTTTCCCAATCTTGGTATTGTCGAAGTCAGAAACATAGAGGAAAATGTTGTACTATACACAGAAGTGTCAAAGCCGATAGGATTTGTGGACACCTTTACTCCGGCAGGATTCGGTAAGCTGACAACACTTCGTTTCATTGCAGAGCCGCAAATGAATCCCATTATCGTTACGGAAGTCATAGAACCTGCCGACAGGGCAGAAATGACATTCAACAGCTTGTATGTTAAAACGGCTGATACTTTTGAATTTCA